GTTGGGGAGTGCAGTCTTGGCGGCGTGACGGATGACATCGAAGATCGTCATCTGCACGCGCCTGACTGCTTGTTCGAGCGTTTCGTCGGGCAAAACCTCGGCGCCAGCATTCGCCAGGAATTTCCGAAGTGCGGGTTCGCGGGCAGCGACGACGCGGGCGCGAACCTCTGCGGCAGTGAGTCCGGTCCAGTCGTCCATGGTCTGACCATCCGTTTCTGATGGTCGCCATACACGCGCTGCTGGGCCAAAGAGCCAAGCACATAATCGCTCCGCATGATTGCTTTGCTCGGTGTGGCTCTTCAGCCGCTTGGCAAGAAGGCTTCTGCCCGATGCACCACGGTCAAGGGAGCAAGCGCCGCACACCGCGCCTCTCGATGCTGGGCAATCGAACGATGCTGCTCGATACCCGCTCGGCATTACCTGCGGCTAAGACGACGGACCCGTTCTATCTCAGTCCCGAGTGGCGCGCGCTCGTCGCCGAGATCATTCGCGAGCGCGGCGCGCGATGTGAAGACCCGGCCTGCCGCTTCCGCGGGCGCACCGGCGTGAGAGTGTTCGGCGATCACATCGTCGAGCTTAAGGACGGTGGCGCGCCGCTCGACAAGACAAACGTGATGCTTCGCTGCGGCTCGTGCCACACGCGCAAGACCAACGTGGAGCGCGCGAGAAGGATGGGAGCCTGAAGGCCAGAGGGGGATTAAATCCCTCGAAGGCCGCCGGGCAGCAACCCCGCGCTTCCTCACGCGCAGAAATTTTTTTTCGCCGGCCGAGCCGAGTATTTCCCGCCCTATAAAAAAGGGGGTGGGTCGCTCCGAACAATCGCAAAGGTCAATCGATGGGACGTCCCGCATTCGCTCCGAGCGCCGAGCAGCGCAAGGAGGTCGAGATCATGGCTCGTTACGGGATCCCGGAGGACGACATCGCGATCGTCGTCGGCATCGACGCGAAGACCCTGCGCAAGCATTTCCGGCTCGAACTCGATGTCGCCTTCGTGAAGGCGAATGCGAAGGTGGCCGAGTCGATCTTCCTGCAAGCCGTCGGCGCCCCCGCGCAATACTACCCGGCTGGCCATCCCGATGCCGGCAAGCTGATGCGCGCGGAGCAACAGCGCGTGCTCGCTGCCGGCATCTGGTGGGAACGCACGCGCGGCGGACGCTCCGAGTACGCCCCGCTGCGGCCGAAGCCGCTGGGCAAGAAGGAGGCGGCGCAACTTGCGGCCGCGAACGCGGCGCGGGGTACCGATTGGGCTGAACTGGTCGACGAGAGCCGGGCCAATTGAAGTGGGCCTTCGCGTGTCCCGACTGGGAAGAGCGGATTCGGAACGGACGATCGCTGATCCCCGACCTGCCGCTGGACAAGAAGGAGGCGCACCGGGCCGTCGCCATCTACAACAAGCTGCGCATTCCCGATGTCGCCGGTACGCCGTCGTTCGGAGAGGTGGGTGCCGAGTGGTTCCGCGAGATCATCGCGGCGATCTTCGGCTCCTACGACCTCGAGACCGGCGTCCGGCACGTCCGCGAGAGCTTCAACCTAGTCCCGAAGAAGAACAGCAAGACCACCAACGGTGCCGCCCTGATGGTGACGGCGCTGCTGATGAACCGCCGGCCGCGCGCGGAATTCCTGCTGACCGGCCCGACGCATGAAGTTTCGGAGCTCGCGTTCAACCAGGCCGCGGGGATGATCGAGTGCGATCCGGATGGCTTCCTGCAGAAGCGGTTGCACATCCAGGAGCATCTGAAGGCCATCACCGACCGGCGCACGAAAGCGCGGCTCAAAGTCAAGACCTTCGACGCCAGCGTCGCCACCGGCCCGAAGCCGGCGGGCGTGCTGGTCGACGAGCTGCATCAGATAGGGAAGATCAATAAGGCCGACAAGATCATCGGGCAGCTGCGCGGCGGGTTGATTTCGCAGCCGGAAGGCTTCCTGATCTTTATCACGACGCAGTCGGACGACCCGCCGGCGGGAATCTTCCGCGACGAGCTGATGAAGGCGCGCGCCATCCGAGACGGCCGCGCCAACGGACCGATGTTGCCGGTGCTGTACGAGTTCCCGGACGAGATCATCAAGTCCGGCGCTTGGCGCGACCCGGCGAACTGGCCGATGGTTACGCCCAACCGCGACCGCTCGGTGACGATCGCGCGGCTGATCGAGGACTTCGAGGCGGCGCAGATCGCCGGCGAGAAGGAGGTCCGTCGCTGGGCCTCGCAGCACCTCAACATCGAGATTGGGCTCGCGCTCAAGTCCGACGACTGGGCCGGCGCGCACCATTGGGAGAAAAATGCCGAGCCGGCGTTAACGCTCGACGAATTGCTGGCCCGCAGTGAGGTCGCGACGATCGGGATCGACGGCGGCGGCCTCGACGATTTGCTTGGGCTCGCGGTACTCGGCCGCGCGCGCGAATCGGGAAACGACACTCAATCGCGCAAGTGGCTGCACTGGGGCCATGCCTGGGCGCACGAGGCGGTGCTGGAGCGCCGCAAGGACATCGCGGCGCGGCTGCGCGACTTCGAGGCTGACGGGAACCTGACGATCGTGAAGCGCGTCGGCGACGACGTGATCGAGGTCGCCGACTTTGTCGAACAGGTGCGCGACTCCGGTCTGCTGCCGGACAAAAGCGCCATCGGCGTCGATCCGGTGGGCATCGGCGCCATCGTCGACGAGCTAGCCGAGCGCAACATCGACGCGAGCCCCGAAGCCGGGATCATCGTCGGCGTCCCGCAGGGCTGGAAGCTGAACAACGCGATCAAGACGGCCGAGCGCAAGCTCGCCGGCGGCGACCTCGTTCACGGCGGGGTGCCGCTTATGGCCTGGGCGGTCGGCAACGCCAAGGTCGAGCCGCGCGGCAACGCGATCACCATCACCAAGCAGGCGGCGGGCTTCGCCAAAATCGACCCGCTAATGGCGTTGCTCAACGCGGTGGCGCTGATGGCGATGAACCCGCACTCCGGTGGCATCGGCGAGGGCATCATCATTCTCGGCAGCGCCTGAGGCGAAGAAAAAGCGGCATGGGGCTCATCTCGCACCTCGGTGCGTTCACGCGCGCCATGCCGAATGTGTGGCGCGCGACGCGGTCGACCGACACCACCGCCGACGCGCTCCTCTGGGGCGATCAGCTCTGGTCGGTGCCGTCGACCGCCGGCGTCGAGATCAACCAACAGACGGCGCTCGGCGCGGTGTGCGTCATGGCGTGCGTCATGATGCTCACCGAGGACGTGGCCAAGCTGCCGGTTTCGCTTTACCGGCTGCGCTCCGATTCTTCACGCGAGCAGATCACCGACCATCCGCTTGCGCTACTCCTTGAGGAGCCGAACGAGTGGCAGGACTGGCTCGAATTCGCCGAGATGGTCCAGGTCGGCCTGGTGCTCCGCGGCAATGGCTACGCGGTGATCATTCGCGACTGGCGCGGCAGGCCGGTAAAGCTCGTTCCGATCAATCCGGACCGGGTGGCGCTCTGGGAGGCGCCGACCGGAGAGTTGTTCTACCGCGTCACGCCCTTCGGCCTGCACGAGATGGCCGAACTGCGCGACATGCCGTTCCTGATCCCGGCCGCGGATATGTTCCACCTCCGCGGACTTTCGGTGAACGGCCTCATGGGCGCCTCGCGCATCGCAGTCGCCCGCGACGCGATCGGCCTGACCTTGGCGCAGGAGCGCCAGGCGGCGCAGTGGATCGGCGCCGGCTCGAAGCCATCGGGCGTGTTGTCGACGGACCAAAAGCTCGACGGTCCAACCATTGAACGGCTCAAGGGTCGTTGGAAAGAACTCAATGCCGGGCTGCAGAATGCCGGCAAGGCGGCGATCTTCGAGGCCGGGCTCAAGTGGACGCCACTGTCCCTGTCGGCGCAGGAATTGGAGTTCATCGCGGCGCGGCAGTTTCAAGTACAGGAAATCGCGCGAATGTTCCGCATCCCGCCGCACATGATCGGCGAGCTGTCGCGCTCGACCAACAACAATATCGTCCAGCAGGCGCAGGAATACGTCAATTACACGGTGTCCGGGTACACCCGACGCTGGAAGGTGAAGCTAAGCAAGACCTTTGGCCTAGCGAAGGACGGCATCCACGTCGCCTTT